TGTGCCAATATCATACACATTGTTAATATTTGTTTATATGAAGTTTTATCAATGAATGATTTTAAATTTAATATATTAATGGCTTGTATGATTATTATCACGTTCATTTATACATTAATCACAGTTTAAAGCACATAATAAACATTTATGGGGCTATCTCTTCGGGGGTAGCCCTTTTTTTATTTGTATTATAATTATAATTTGATATTATATTATCGGTGAACATAAGAATTAATTTGGTTTCTAGGAAGTGCAAAGAGTAGACTGTTGAACATGATTTCCTTTTATCCTCCGTTAATAGTAGCTTCTGAATTTCCCAAATTAATTAATTTAGGTAGTGGGGGATATCTTCTTCCTCCTTTTCTTTTATTCATAACTCCCCCATTACCAAAAATTTGACAATCTAACATTTTTCCCCTAATATAATTTTATTAAACAATCTAACATATGTTAGAAGAAAGAGGTAAAAATGGCAAAGACCATAGAAATAGAGGCAGAACAGGAAAACAAAGTAGACGAAAAACTGTTAAGCCTCATAGAAAATAACATAGTTGAAATTAGAAATAGTGAGAATAGTAATACCACTATTAAACTAATTGATTATGTATCTAAAAATGTATTTCCTACATTTAAAAATAAGGATAAAGAAAAAGAGATAAGAGATGTTAGAAAATATCTTTTAGCTGTCTATCCTTTTGATGATTCAATCGGGGTATCTAGAGGTGCTTATGACATGATGAATCAAAGAGTATCTAAAGGTGGTCAATTAGTATTTAAGAAAAAGATTACTATTAACCAAGATAAACTTTTAGATAAAAAAGGTGATAGAATTGTCATCTCTAAAATAGATGATTTACATAATAAGTTCATTGAAAAGAAACAACCTAAAGCAATAGAGGTTGTTGATGAACCAATTAGTATGCCTCAAAATGATGAGGAGTATTTATCTGATTCAATTGAAAACTTTGATGAAGTTACAGAATCATATCAAAGAGCAGATGTTATAATTCAGTCTTTTCAAGTGCTACTAAACTTGAATGATTCTGATTTGTCTGATATCTTAAATGAACATGATTTACAAACATTCGTTAAAGATAATCATAAACCCCTCAAACATATCTTTGATAGGGTGTTGGAATCAGGAAAGCAACAAAGCAAAGTTGCTTAATTAATTATGGCTCGGGTAGTGCCAAGCAGTGAGATTCTGTCAAAACTACCCACTTCGAAAGGATATATCATGTTAGAAGTTCCAAAAACTAAATTAAAAATTATAGCTTACAGATTACGAGACGCAGAAAAGATTTTAAATTCTTACGGAAATACAAATTCACTTAGTGATTGGAGATTAAAAGAAGCACAACTAATTATGACACAAGCAAGTCAAGATTTATTACATATAATAGAAGGAACAGATTTAAAAAATGTCGAAGAAGAAATTGACAGACTCCAACGAAGCCTTACAGCTTGAAAAAAGAATCCAAGAATTAATAGACCAAGGGTTTATAGAAAGAGTTAAGTCTAACGGCTCTGCCTATTTTGTCATCACAGAAAAGGGTTTAGACCTTTATGATAAGTTATCCAAGTCCACAATTATTTTTACTGCAGATTTTGATGTGGACGAACCCACAAAACATTAATCCCAACATACAAACACACACGGAGGTTTTTAAAACCCCCTGTATGCCTCTTAAAATAGGTCAAAAAACCTTGATTATGCTACGTTTTTAAGTTTCTCAGCTTTGAGTTGTTCTTTAGCCCACTGCCAATCATTTGGCCTGTATTCGACTTCAACATATCGTCTGATACCATTTTCATCAATACTATTCCTATCAAACATATTAATAAAAAAGTTGATAGACTTTTTAGTAATCCCAAACACATTCATAATTTCACCTCCTCTTAAATTACAAATCAATATCTATACAAAAAATACAACACTTAGATTCTTGCTAATTTGACAAGACAGATGTTATGTTCTAACATAGGTTAGATAAAGAAAGGACTAACAATGACAAAAGATGAACGAGCCTACAATATAACCGATAGACTATTTTGGATATTTATTGAAAATTCAAATCCAAAAACTATTAATGATTTTATAGAGCCTGACCCTGACAATCCTGACGGAACAAGGAATAC